TGCTGTACAGGTTGCTGTACAGGTTGCTGTACAGGTTGCTGTACAGGTTGCTGTACAGGTTGCTGAACAGGTTGCTGAACAGGTTGCTGTACAGACTGTTGTGCAGAATAAGCAGCGTCTAGTTCTTCCTTTGTACGAGTAGCCATTATATGTACCTTAATTTGCTTTGTATATTCTAGCCGCGCTATCATTAGGATCAACCCAGTAGCCATGCGCTAACTTATAATGTGATGGTGGTACATTATCAGGGTTATATAATCTATTTTCCATTACATCACCAATGAGTGGGATATTTACTCCACCCTCTTTATAAATTCCAGCACCTACCATTTCCGTAGCTGTTTTAAATGCTTGATCATAAGGAACTTTGCCTGTACCTGTATTAAGATCCTCAGCAATTGCTATTATCTTACGACCTACTAAGTCTTCGTCAGAATCACTGAGTATAGAATCAGTTGCATTACGTATCCATCCAACATTCTTCATATAATTCTTTGCACCATCTAACTTAAAAACTGAGCCAGCATCTCCTACCTTACTGTCAGATGCTAGTGGCCTTACAGGAGCTACCAAAGGAAGAGTTCCAGCAGGTGCGTTAATCCTTCCCTCTGGTGTATCAATCATAAGAGCACCATCAACAGTTAGTCCCCATACTTCCTTACCAGCTTTACCATCTACAGAAGGTAGTACATAAGTCTTTGCATTTGCATAGGTTGGCTTAACTGCAGCCACAGGACGAGGCTCTGCTGCCACCATACTACTAGCCCTTGAGTACAAGTCCATAGCTGTAGCATAATCACCAGCTTGCATCAACTTACTAGCCGCATCTCGCATACCCTCTGGGGCAGTTAAGTCAGCACCCTCTAAGCTCTCCTGTACACCTTGTGCTTGTGCCATCTCTGGTGTCTGTAGACCAAGGGCAGAGTTAACACTTTGTCCCATAAGCGCACCACCAGCAGCACCAGCAGCAAAGAAAGGATTCATTGCAGAAGCTTGTGTCACTGCATCATTAGTCCTTTGCTGTTGTAAAGCATTAGGATTTAAACCAAATAAACTCATTACATCACTAGCCATAATATTCTCCTAGTAGTTCCGTCCAGTGTAGTTAGCACCCATGCCTTGATTACTTGTTAGGTAAGGCGTAGGAGTGTATCCATTGTTTGAATAACCACCCATAGAAGGATGTCCACCACCTCTACTCATGTTACCAGCATAAGCATTGACTACATCTGAGTCACTTACAGGGTTAAGCATACCACCTATCTTATCCCAACCAATATTACCTAGTGCATTACCAATACCTGTGTACTTACCAGCTTGTGCTAGACCTTGGTTCTGCCTAGACTCTGCTCCACCACCCATACCAGAGACTAAGTTACCACCAGCAGCATTATTAGCTTGTGATCGCTGTGCTCCTAACATACCAGCTAGTTTTTGTTGATCCATTCCTGCTGCATCAAGACCCATAGACTGATTGAACATACTATTACCAATATTAATATCCATCTGCCTTTGCTGCTGTGCTTGTTGCTGTGCATTGTAACGATCTGCTGAGTCTTGTTGTGCAAATGCCTGAGCAAATCCAGTACCATCAGGGGACATCATGCCACCACCAGTAAACCCTAGAGCATCTCCACTAGACATTAGACCAGTTCGACCAGAGCCAAACATAGAACCACCTAGTGCTAGTGCTTCAGCATTACGACTACCAGCACCCATCTCACGCTGTTGGTTGTAGAACTGATTAGCTAGTTGACCATAGTCACCACCAGCAGCAGTGTAGGCTTGTTGTCCTAGTCCCTGCATTTGATTCTGTGCTTGTTGGTATCGAGGATCTAACGAGAAACTAGCTTGACCATTGTTAAACTGAGTAGAGCCTAGCCCAGAGGTAACACCATATGGTTTATATGTACCTCCTTCGTATGCTTTGTTAGCTGCATCTATCTGCATCTGAGAAGCTTGTTGAGCACCTTGTGATGCTGCATTAGCTCCCTTGTTACCGAATAACCCACCTATTAATGATGGTGCTACTGCACTTACAATTGACCCTAAGATTGGCCCCATAATATTATTCCTTATTCTCTATTTGAAATTAGTTTGTTATGATCAAGAATCTGTTGTCCTGCTACAACTTCATTCCTAAACGATTCTAAAGCTTGTGTCTGTCCACGATTTGTCTGAGCATTCTCTACTAAAAGAATTGGCTGCCAAGTCATAGCACATTTCCATTGATCAATAATCTCCTCCGACTGCGGATCTTTACCTTTGATGTTAGTGTACCAAGCACACCTTTCAATGTACCCATCAACTGCTTTCTCACACGTATGTCCTAGAGGACAGGTTAATACAATTTTCATATTTTAATTCTTTGAACAAATGATCACATCAACATAGTGAGGTCGAATATTATTAGCAGTATTACTTCCAGCCAATCCATGATTATGTGGTTGGCTACTACCTGCTGAACCAGTATTAACAGATGATGACCCTTCATGCAGGGTTGCATATTGTCCTGCACTGCCGTCCCCAGACCCTGTTCGCCATCCTGAATAGTGAGTGTGAGAAGGTATCTGAGCAATTGATAATGTATGATTACTTACACTAAAGTTGTCTGCGTGTGTATGATTAAACGCAGTACTAAATGCAGTACTACCTCCACTACCTCCTCCATTACCAGACACTACACGTAATGCTTTGTCATTGTGAGTGGTAACCTTAGTCCACCCTGTAGGGGCAGCAGCTTGATGAAACACCATAACAGTACCTGCTGCAAATCCTGCTCCTTGAGCAAAAGCTGTAGTAGCCAATTGAGTAGTGCTAGTACCAGCAGAAGCAGTAGGAGCACTAGGAACACCTGTTAGTGCTGTATTGTTTGAGTTAGCCTTAGTAGCTATTGCTGTAGCTAAGGAATTAAATTCATCATCTATCTCTGCACCTTTAACACGCTTGAGAGCATTACCTGCTGACAAGCTATCTTTAGTTGCAAAGTTTGTGGACTTTGTATAGTTACTCATTATATGACCCTACCTGTTTTAATATATAAATCAAATTTCTGAATAGAAACTTCATTGCCACTAATCTCTGTTTCAAAACCTAATTGAACCACTGAGCCAGTACCTCCAATAGATAGTTTAACTCGGTCAGTACCACCACCACCTGTATACTCAGCAATGTTATACTCACCAACATTGTATTCATATAGAGCAGTCTGTTTAACTGTGGCGTTATAAGACCTGTACTCATCTGAGTAGTCAATACCAGCCTTAACTGTAAACGCCTGACCAGAACCACCTATCAACGTGATGCCTACACTCTTCAATATCTTAACTGTAGTGGGCTGCTCAAAGTCAAAGTAGTTTGTGTAGTAGAGCATACGATATGTTTCGTCATCATCAAGATAACCACTGTACTCAGCTATGCCTGTAGTTTGACCAAACAATAATCGTCCATCAGTAGTGCTTATCATTCCCCTGTGAGATAGACCTGCCCATCGAGTAGTTCTTGCTGCTCCATTCTCTAGCTTTCCTCGCATATCAAAGCAGTAGATCTGCTCACTAGTAGGGAAGCTTAATAAATAGAAAGCATGTTCTGGAGAGTATACACTCTTAATATTCTCAACAGGTTCTGTAGCTTCTAGTGCTGTAATCTCATCACGAACATTAACAGACAAGTCACCAATAGGAGTAGACTTCTCTTGAATGACTCGACTCAAAGAACGTAGACCTGAGTTAGATAAAAATAGAATATCAGAGCCAGTGTTCTGCACTGAGTCACGGGCCACACAACCTACACCATGTATAACTTCTACTAGTCTTAAATCTGTAGGTACTAAGTAGCTTTGATTATTACTTGTGTCTGAGTCCTGATAAATAATAATAGAGTTCTTACAGAAGATAACTAAGTAGCCGTTGAATGCAGCCAAGGCAGTTATAGAATCTCCACCCTTAGTGAATGAGGTAGCTATGTCTAAGTTACCACTAGTACCTCCTGTCCATCTAATACCACCACCATGATTAAGAACTAAGTCTGACCAGTATACGGTATGGTTGTCGCCTACAATGTCAGCAGCCCATAACCTGCCATAAGCAGACACTACTGCATTAGCTTGAGGAGGAGTTCCAGCCGCATTAGTAGCAGCGTCAATTCTCTTTAGTACTACTCCTGATTCTCTTACTAATGGATGATGTCCTCGCTGGAACATGTACACTCTGTTACTTAAAGTAGCACACTGCCAGTTGTCTGCTGAGATAGCGGCAGAGTTTGTTATGTCTGATAGTGTAGCTAGACCTGAGTATACTTTGTTAGCACCAAATGATATGAACTCTGATACTCCTGCGTTGTTTACAAACTCATGCAGTCCTTTAAGGTTAACAGCAGTACTCGCTGTAGTTCTGTCTATCCAACCTTCTCTAGATCCTAATCGTCCAGACTTATCAATGATACAGTTCGTAGCTTCTAAGGCATAACCACTGGCTAAAGTAATACTACTTTCCTGTGTGTTTAAACCAAAAAAGCCAGGAGCTGCAATTGATGTTGATAGTAATTGCTTTGTCATTAGCTAGTCCAGATTAGTTCTTCGGGATGTTTGTTACCATCGAGTTGAATAGCATCATTAAGTAGTGCTCGTGCATTTGCGAATGCTGTGTTACCTGTCTGAGCATTATCTTCACCACGCTCTTCAATAGCTTTAGCATAGGCCAACATAACTACTGGATGAGAAGGTACATTAAACTTATCAGCATCTGATTCAAGGTCTGCTGTCCTAGCAACCACGTTAAATCGTAATGTGTAAACACCATCAGGCTTGGGATAAATATCTACTAGAGTATCTCCATCAGTACTAACACCATTAAAAGAATAGTTGGAAGGTGTTCCTGTTGCAACTGTTGCTGTAAGAAACTTGTCATCAAACCAAGCAGCAGATTGATACTGCATGAAAGCATTAGAAGTGACGTTGGTTACATAAAGAACACTAACATTATTCTGTGTACCATTTAACTCGTAGTTAAACACACCACTAGTGGTTGTAACAGTTAGAGATTGTCTGAGGGCTGACCAGTTCCAAGCTTCTTCTACTTCAAGTTTAGCATCATTAATAAACATTCCAATGAGTTCACTGTATTCAGTATCAGAGACTGATGTGACAGGACGCTCTCGTAAACGCTTTAGAACTTTGTTTACTGCATTTAAGTAATTCATATATTATACCATATTTTTAATCAAAAGTAAATAGACTACTATTTTAGTTTTAAACTACCTAACTTTCCTGAGACTAGTTTAGTTAACAAACCACGCATACCAAACTTAACAACGTACACACCAATAACTAAGTACTGATACCAATCAGGCATAACAGCAAAGGATTCAAATGCTGCTGTAACTTCTTCTTGATACCCTAAGAAGGATGCTGCTATAGGAACTAGTAGTAGGGCAATCATAACCTCGTCTAACAAGGACTTGTCCATTTGCTGCATTGCTACTAGATCTAAATTAAAGTCTTGTGTTTGCCCATCATCAGCAAGCTTGTTAGCTGCCCTAGCTCCTGCTGTCTTAACATCAGCGTCTGCCTGTATTCCTACAATGGCTGCTTCTGACTTAGCTTTAGCTACTTGGTTCTTACCTTCTAAGTAAGTAGTACCTAAACTTGCAATTGGATTTAAGAAACTTAACCAACCCATGTTAATCCCTCAACTCAAAGTGAGGCATGTCCTGCCAACTCTTCCACAAGCCACCCCATTTTAATTCATACCCTAGTTGTGCGGATGCTTGCAGCATAGCAGTGGCGATTGTGGTAAGGTGAAGGGCTTCCCAACTGGCCTTTCCGTCAACATAACCATACACATCAATGGCTTTCCCTGTTTGGTGATATGATTTGTTAGTTCGTCCATCACACTTAGATTTGCCAGAGGTATACAATGCAGCTTGGTCTTCAGTGCTGCGAAGCCCACCAGTAGAGGGAATGCCAAAGTCAATAGGACTAAGCGTGATAGCGAGTTCTGCAATATCAATGAGTCGATCATCTATTCCTACCATGTTGTTAATACTATTCTTTCCTAACTCAAAGCCCATCATATATCCCCATTAAAATATAACCAACAAGCTACAGCAGTAGCACCAATGATCCACATTATCTTCTTGATAACTGACTTACCTACTGCAAGGTAGAACCTTTCATAAGCTTTGTCTGCTGCTAACTCAGCTATCTCATTCTTCTCTTGTTGTGTTAACTCTCGATCATTCATTTACAAAGTCCCTTTTATATAAATTAACATACCAACAAATGCTGCTAGAAAAAGTATAGTTAATAGTGTGACTAAAAACCCTGTCTCTACGTTACTCTTTATCTTCTTAGCTCTTACTCTTTGTTTAACTGCTAAAGCTTTTTGTTTCTTAAAAAACTCATCTCTAAACTGGCAGTACTTATAGTAGCCCTGTATTTCCTGCTTGTTTAACATCCAAGCCAATTCTTTTTCTTGTCGTTCTATAGCCTGTTTTGCTTGGTAGGCGGCTAGTACATCTCCAGTACCTAGCTTTGCTTTCTGCTCAATAGCTTGGCTTGCACTAAAATAATTAGTTAATGCGGAGCCAGCATCTGCTATCTCTTTGCCATTAGATAGAGTCTGTTTAATAACTTGAAATGCTGCATTAGCTATGGCTAACTCTGCTAACATATCCATAACCTCTTTGAGTAGTAATCCTCTGTAAGCTCGTATGGTGGCTTCTGAGGCTGTATTGATCTATAGTCATAGCTACGTATCACTTGTGGTTCAACGACCAACACAGAGCCTTGTGGAGCCTGTGAGGGACTGAAGTAGGTGGGATACACTTCCGATACAGTAGACCACATTATATACTCTGCATATTCTTTACACAGAATGCTGTGCTAGTTTTATCATCTTCCACTTTAACCACTGCATACCCTACCATTGGACTAAGCACAGGCTCATACCCTCCTATCTTAGCTACACGTAATAACTCTTTTCTACAATTATTAAACGTACTGTAACTAGACATGATCAATGGAACTTGAGGCTCACCATTGGCTAACATTGTTGCAAGGACTATTGACCACATTACTTCTTAGTTTTCTTATGAGTTAGATTCTTACTAGAGGCAGTATGCTTTGCACCTGTCATAAGTTTACCATTAGTCTTGTGAGTCTTACCTGTGTACTCCTTACCATTTGGTAAGTAATGCTTAACACCTTTCATACCTAGTATCCTTTCTTCTTTGGTTTTTTCTTAGCTGTCTTAGCTGCTTGTTTAAAATTAGCAGCTGTTGGCCTACCTTTAGCACCCGCTTTCTTCATCGTTTCGCCAGAGCCAGCCTTGATGCGTTTCTTTTTGGCTGCAATGTTTCCATAAAGACTCATCTTAATTCTCCTACCATTTTGATTTGTTCGCCCAGAATGCTGCTGACATTTTACCCTTAGCAATGTTCTTACCATGCCTAGCTTTGAATGATTTACGTTTAGCTTTCATCTTATCACTCTCTCCAGCCTTGGGC